TATTATTTCGTCTTTTGTTACGATGAATTGGTCTTGCATTTTCATCAACTCTATCTTCTCTATAAATTCGGGTATGATAGAAATGGATGCCGAAACCAAAGTGTATCGTGTGAACAATACGATGTGTCCGCTTTCGTTAGTTAGCAGAAGTAAAAAGGTTGTGACACTAAAAGACTTGGACGAACCACGACCCCCAGTTACAATGAAGTATCGTGATTCGCTTCCAAGATAATTAAACTTTTTATTTAAGGCTATCAATTTTGAATAGGTCTTTGACATTAAAGTCTGAAACGCTCAAGTTAGTATCGGTTGTTTGTTTAGGTTGTCCGAATGCGCTATCCATAACCGCCTTGTATGCGTTCACATCTCCTTTACTTGCTTTAACCAACATCGCCAATGTAATCATTTCTTCTTGGCTTAATTCTTCAACTTCGCCCGTGAGTCCGTTTTTTTGTTTGGTTATTAAGTCAAGATATTGCCTTGCAATTGTGCTTCGATTCTTGCTTCCTTTCGGTCTGCCATTTGGATTTGATACTTCACCTTTTTTAAATGGTTTTAAATTTTCTTCGTTTGCCATTTCTTCACTATTGATTCACTATTGTTTCTTCTTCAGCATTTAAATTTCCTTCTTTGTATTCGTTATAGATAACTCTAACCTTGCTTACCAAATCTCTTAAACAACTGGCGCAAGAAGAAGGAACTAATTTTTGTTCTAACACCCTATTGTTTATTGCAATAAAACTTAATTGTTCTTCGCTTGTCAAGGTGTCCGTGTTTTTTTCAAAGTATGTGTCTAACGTGTTAAATTCTTCTTCGGTCAAACACTTTGGTTTTGCGTATGGAAATAGTTTATTCAACTTTTCTTTTCTTTCATCGCATCCGCAGTCTTCCCCTAATACAAATTTAGCAACTTTATCAATACCCGTTGCTTTTGTAAGTTTCGCTAATGTGTCTCCTAATCCTTTACTTTCAGTTTTCATTTTGTTTTTTTTATTAGTTCGTAATCATTGTTTATAAAATCTTCGTAGTCTTCCCCTACATTATTTTTAATTCGTCTTTTACAAGTTTTAATCGTGTTGAATATACTTGTAACACTTATATTAGTTTCTGCACTTATTTGTCTTAAACTTTTGTCCGTGTTTTTGTATAACTCAAACAATTGCCTATCATACCAATGCCAGTTTTCGCACTCACTATCTACGTTATTTATTAGGTCGTTGTATGCTTCGTTTTCTGCGGTGTTGTTTTCTTCTGCTAAATTGCAAACATCTTCTAATGATATAAATGAGATTTTGTTCTTTTTGTTTATGTGTTGAAGAAAAGTATTCTTGAGAGCCAACCACATATAACCTTTACTGATTTGTCCGTCTTTAAATAGTTTTTCTTCGCTACTCCATTTGTACAACATTATGTACGTTTCTTGTACGATGTCTTCAGCAAAGAAGTATTCGCCAAATGAGTTCACCATTTTAACCCATTCGTTATGATGCTTTGCAACTTTAGTTAACCATTCCAATTTATATTGTTTAGATATTAAGCAAATGTATGATTAATTTTTCAACAATAAACAAACGAATTTATTAACAATTAGTTGTGTACAACAAAAAAAGCGCAAACAATTAAGTCTGCGCCTACTTTTTTTTCAACTGGCAAGATTAAAATTCATCAAAACAAAAAATTGGTGTTTGTTCACCAAGATAACTTCCAAAAATATTATAATAAAAATGTTCTATCGCTTCTTCTTCACTCATTTGTTTTGAAAGTATATTGAGACATTTTTTTACTGAATAAATCAAAACCATTTTTCTTTCTTCTACTCCGATAATTGCATCGTTAAGACCTTCTAACAATAAAAAGTTTTCTTCATTGTATCGTTCAGTTATTTCTTCTATCAACATTTGTTTATGTAATAATCAATTTTCTTTAATGTTGAAAGTGAAACATCTTTACCTTCCAAGAAGTTTGTGAGTTGGAAGAAGTGAAAGGTCACCCCATTGCTTTGAATTTCCTTAACGATGTTGTTTCGTTTTTTAAACGCTAAAACTTTGTGTACTTCTTTGCGTAGTTGTTCGTCTTGTATGTGCATAATTAAAATGGTAAGTCATCGTTAGCATCTCCGTATTCTTTTATTTGTGGCTCATTATTTTGAATTTGTGGCTCAATCTTTATGTAAGGCTCACTAAAACTTGCTGAAAAGAATTTAAGACCTTTTGCAGATGTCTTTAGCCATAACGCTACTTCCATTTCTTTACCATTTACATTTACTTTTCCTTTGTAGTCGGGGTGGTTTTCTGCCTTTTTGTTTTCGTTCTTGAAAATTGCACCAGTATTCATTTTTGTTTCCATTTTGTTTATTTATTTAAATTGTTTGTATTCGTGTTTTAATCGCTCCAAGTAAAGAACAAAGTCCATTGCTTCTTCTTGTGCGTGTGTAAGCCATTCTAACGTGCTTAAATCGGTTCGTTCTAACGTTGTTTGGTATTTCTTTATTCCCGCTTCTGAACGTTCTTTAAATTTAGCCATTACGCTTAAAACGTTTTTGTCTTTTATTTGTATGTCCATAGTTTAAAATTTACCCCTTCCCGTGAATACTTGACAATTTAACACTTCTTTGTTTATGTAACAAAAGTATTGCCATATCTTTTTCATTCGTGTTTTCATATTGCCCAAGTTATAAATTTCACAAACCCTACGATTGCAAAAGTGTAAACTACAATTGTAATAATTGTTGCTAATGTTTTTTCTTTCATATTACTTCGTTTAATAAATTATAATAAATTCTTGCTTCTTCAATTTTTTCTTGTATTGCCCAAATGATTGTTTCATCACGCTCAACTTTAAATACTTTCACTTTGCGATTGTCGGGGATTTGGTCAAAGTTATGCTTCTTTTGTACAAAGTCACGGATTTCTAAATCTTCGTCAATCACTTTGTGTTTCCAATGTTCCCGTCTTACTTCGTCTTCTACAATTTCTATTGGTGTGTTCACCAAGCAATAACAAAGTAGTGCTTCAGTCTTGCCCGTTAACCAAAGGTATCCTTGCAGTTGAAAAAAATATGCGGGGGTTGGGATTTCAGTTTCAAAGAACGGAAACGTTGATGCTTCGTAACTGCATTTAATCTCTAAAAGAATATCGTTTGTGTTTACATCGGGTGTGCCAGTTATCCAATCATTTTGGAAATGTTCTTCGTTTTTAAATATAAAACCCAAACCCAAAACATCGTTAACTAAAGAAATGGCTTCGTCTTCACATTGTAATCCTTTGTCGGTGTAGCGTGAACTAAACTCTTTTTTAATGCCATACTTGTGTTCTAAAACAAGTTCTTGGATGTAACTCTTTGCCGTTTGACTTAATAGTTCGGTCTTATTGCGTGGAGCGGTCATCAACCGCCCCAATGCTGAACAACGTATCTTCATAATATATCAATTAATTTGCCATCCCATTGTTTACCATTTAGAAACCACTCAAAGTTTTTTTGATTGATTTTAACATTTGGTAAACCATTGAGCCGTTCTTTAGTCGTGTTACTAAACCAACCACAATTAGTGATTGACAAAGTTTTATTAGAGTCGTTGTATTTAAACGCTATTGGATTATTATGCAATTTTAAAATAGTTACGTTTGGTAAAACTTCAACGCTTGTATTTGCTTTGTTAAAATTCTCTGCGTTTAGAAATGCGTTTATAGATTGTTCAGTAATTTTTTTCATATCGCTAAAGTTTTTAATTGTGCGGGAGTCAAAGAATAAGTTGCGACTAATTGCTCGGTTGTAAATTCTCCTTTACCTATTGCATCAATTGCTTTTTGAAAACGCTCGTTTGTTATCGTTGGTTTCTTTGGTTCGTGTTTTACTTGTTCGCCAGTTGCATCCATATCTTTTTCAGAAACAATGCCCAAAATCGAACTCAAACAATACCTACGAAAATAGGTGCAACCGCTTCCAAAACTTTGGTATAAATTCATTTGCTTCAATTCAATTTGTGGAATCAACGTGCTACTTTCTAAACTTTCACCGCTTTCAACGTGGAATAGAATGGTCGCTAAATAGTTTTCGCCATCCCGTGAATTAAGAAGTTGAGTAAATCCAAGTCCGTTTTTCTTTAGTAGCGGATTAATTACTTCAAGGATTTTTGGCAAGTCTGCGTAAGTATATCCATACCCTTGAGTTGATTTGTGGATAACTGGAACTTCTTGCTGAAATTGTGCTAATGCTTTAAATAAGTGTTTCATAGTTTTTATATTTGTTAGTTAAAAAAGTGCGTTGTCAAGTCGCACCCCTTGTTTTTATTCTTCTACTTTTTTAGTTGGTAAGTTGCATAAGGAGTAAATAATTTCTCGCCTTGAATTAACAAATTTTCTATGTCATTCCAATAGCCATTTAATTTTTCTACTGCATAATCAAAAGACACTTCTTCTTGCGTACCTTTTTCTTTACAAGTTCTAATAATTTTAATCATTTCTTCTTTGTTCATTGGTTAGTTTTTAAAGGTTAAAAAAATATGCGTTACCAAGTCGCACCCCTTGTTTTTATTATTAATTAGATAATCCTTTAACGTAGTAAACATCTACATTCATATTTTCTTTATCGTTAGGACTTACTGCGCCATCATAAAAAGCATCTTTACCAAATACTTCTTGAATATCTTCATCACAAATACAACTATCGTATTCTAAAACTAAACAAGCAAATGGAAGTCCGATTGTTCGAGATAAAAAAATACTATTATTATGCGTACGTTGCGTAGTTTCATTTTTAGAATATAACCATATATGGTTCATTCCCGCTTTTAAACTTCTTTGATATTGCTCTGATGTTAATTTAATTGCTTTCAT